TTTTTTCATTAATTCCTAAGATTTTGTAAATACTAATTCCCACAACAATATTAATGAAAACAACGCCAGAGTAATACATGCAAAAATGAGTATGGAAAATGATAAAGTAGGAATTTTGCCTACTAAATCCATTGTTATTGAAAACACACTAAGCGTTAAGAATAACGAAAATAGAGAGCTGTATCCTAAATTAAGCATTTTCCATATCTCCTTTGTGGTCTGGTTTTATCCAGCTCCACCCTTTTTAGCTGCCACGTAAGCTATCAATCCAGCGATTGAAACTCCCCCAATTACCGCGACTAGCGGTATCAAAGTAACAATACTAGCTACTGCTGGGAATGTTGCAGTTAAGCCAGCTGTTGCTAATACAGCTTGTACGCTTGTAATTATTGTCGGATAAATTGCCAAAAAAGCTACTAAAGTGATAACTGCGAAAATTACTGCTGTTATATTTCTAAGCATAATTTTTTTTCCTTTTTCGATTTGTTTAATGTTGTTTCAACCTAAACTTTCCCAAGTACACCAGTTGTACTAAGAAGCCACAACATACTTATAACAAGTACGCCAAGAATAATTACCATTGGAATATATTGCATTACATTTGATGTTGTCTGGTCTACACCAGCAGCTAAGCCAAAATAGCTTATATCAAAAATGTAACTGGTACTAGCAGTTAACCCTGTAATAGTAATTTTATTTCTCTCGTTGTTCAGAGTAGTCTGACCAGTTCGGTCTACTGAACTCGGACTTGTTTCTAGGACTGACCCACCATTGACCGAAATCTCACTATATTGAGAAGTTTCACTCAAATCAATTTCACATTGAGTAACACCCACACCAGTAGAACAAGTTGAAACATTACTATCTGTAACGCTTCTAGTTCTAGCTGCTTCGGTTTGCTCATTTACTGAACTCATAGTTCCAGTTGAAACAACTAAAGCTATAGCCATAAAACCGATTGAAGCCAATCCTTTTAATAACATATCAAAATTACCTCATTAATATTGTTTAGATTTTATTTTATAAGTAGCCACTATTATTACAATACATATAAGCTAATGTTTTTTATATATAGGTTATCCACTTACCTACTACGTAGGTAGTAAAAATATATTCAAAGGATATGGCTTTTATTAATTAGTGTGCTAGACTTATGTATATATAAATATCCATTACTTATTAGGAAGTTTGTTAATGACAAGTAATTTTGGAAGCCCTGATGACCAGATAAATAGAGATATAACAGCTAGAATGGGCAACCCATTGTTCAATCAGTCTAATCCCTTTGATCCTAAACTCTTTGTTGCTCCACCTAAAGATTTAATACAAGCAGCTGTCATGGCTAATAGAAATCAAATGCAAGTAATAGACGCCTGCAACGTAATGGCTAAAGTGAACCAGAGAGAGCTTAAAAGAATTAAACACAGTAATAAAAAGTTAACTGGTAAATTAAACACCAGAAGCAAAGCAGCTGCAATTATAAAAGAGTTTGATATTAGATCAAGATCAATAGATCATTTAGCTGTTAACTATGCAGCTCAGACAATGACATTTATCCCACCACAAAAAGACAATAAGAAAAAAGACTTGGATCAATTATGAGCCTAACTGCAGTTAATTTTAAAAATGATAAATCAGTTATTTTTAATAAATCTGAAATAATCCAGAACCAATTAATTTATATTGATGAAAGCCAGAGCTATTTTTTAGATATTAATCAAGTTGGCTTTTTTATTAATCCTATTGTTTATGGATTATTCGGAAAGAAAAAAACAACAGCTGTAACTATCAATAGTAATCAGGTAAATCTGTTAAACCCTATTACTGAAAATGAGAGCCATTTTATTATTGATAGTGAAGCCTTTGATTTACAGGATCATATTGAAGATAAGATTGTAGAAAATACCTTAATGCAAACTGAAAAAAAACCCAAATCAGTTGATAAAATTACTACTTATCTGGGTATTGTTTTGGTTATTGGAGCTGCTACAGTAGCTGCACTTGGATTAGTGGTAATAATTCCTTATGTTTCCAGCAAGTTATGAAATATCAAGATTATATAAATGAATACATTGAAAAAGGTTCATTTTTAAAAATACTAAGCAAAAAAAATATATTCTTTTATGATAGTACAAGTATTATCCTAGCAGCTGCAGCTGGACTTATGCTTCTTTTGATTATGCTCTCACTTTATCTAACACAAATTAGCATGATCTTCGGTAATATAATGCTAGTTATTTTTTTGAGTTTATTTTGCCTTCTTAGTTATTTATTTTTAAATTTCAGATTTACTAAAATATTAGTTGCTTATGAAAAAGATAATGTTGTTAACTGGGAGTTTGTAATAATCCCTAAAGAAATTGATTTAACTATTTTAGAAAAAAACTCAAAAATGATTGGAAAAAAATTGATAAAAGTTCTGGTTAAAAGAAATAATAATTATTTCGGATATGATCCTTATTTCTTTAAAGATGATATACCAGTAAACCCACAAGAGTTAGCAGCTATTACCGAACAATCATCAATTCAAAGATTAACAACCTATGTAGAAACAAGCGCTAAAAAAGAAATATTTGAAAAAGGATTATTGTTAATTATTTTGGGTGGAATAGGATTTTTAATATTTGTTTTATCTAGTGAGATTATGGCTAAAATTTAATGACAACAGGTCATAGAGTATCCCCAGAGATACAAAAACTAATAAGCAAAAATACAGCTGCAACTGATTGGATACCAGCAGCTGTTTTAAATCAATCATCTGTAACTATAGTTAAGGGAGTTAGGGGATCTGGGAAAACATTATTCACAGCTATTTGTATGTATCATAAATGGAAAACTGGGTATAAAGTTTTCCATAATGGAGCTCTAAAGTTCGGAGAAGAATTAGATATAGCTGATATGCTTTCTTATACTGTGGAAAATGACCTGCAGGACTGCTATATATTCATAGACGAAGCACAGGTTGTTTTTGATAGCTGGAGTGGGGGAGCAACTTATTTAAAAAAGTTAATCCACTATATAACACAATTAAGACATAAAAACATTAACCTTTATATGACAACTCAATTTGTAAGTGATTTAACAGCTAGATTAAGACAACAAGTTGATTATGTTATTTCGCCGGCTTCATACATGAGAATTTATACAACTGGAGCAAAAAAGGGAATGATAAGAAGCCATAGAATAAACAGCTATTATACATCTACTGAAAATACACCATTTGGTTTTTCACAACAATATTTACCAGTAATTTATAACGCAGAAGATTTTTATGGAATTTACGATACTATGACAATGATTGACCACTCTGAACTTGAAGAATTTACATCTGAAAAAGTTAGAGAAAATATAGAAGCACAGAGAGAGTTTCATGTACAACAATGGCTTAAAGAAAAAGTAATTCCTGAACATGCTGGAAAAAAGGTTCCAGTTATGGCTTTATGTAATAAGTGGAATGAAGAGAGCGGAGATATTATAGAGAGTAAGCACTTTGCAAAACTTATAAAAGCTATGGGTCTAAGTGTTAAGAAAAAGGGAAGATCACAACAAAACGCTATTCATTTACCAAATGATGTTTCAGATTTAAACCTAACGCTTTAAAAAGTAAATAATTCTGGCTGTATTTTCATATTAATATCAATACATTCATAATTTTTATTATTGCCTTTAGGATAATCTAAATGTTCATATTTTAAATCTTTAAGCATTTCTTTTTTTTCTTTTTTGCTTCCTAATAAATATAAATATCTATATGTAGATTTTACTTTTTCATGCTTAATAATTTTTGGTTTTTTGTGTATGCCTCTACGAACATCAAAACTATCCCCATTAGCAAAATGATATATATATTTATCGGCACTTTTTCCTGTATATATCCAGTTGGTTGCTTGGTATATATAACCATGATGATTGTTATTAGGGTCTGCATAGGATATTACAGCTAATGGTTTAGGTAATAATTTTAAGCAGCTGCTAAGAAAATAACTTAATAAATTTTTTTCTTGATTACTATTCATAACAAGCCTGTTTAATTCTAAAGTTCTTACTTTATAATTATAAAATATACAATCCCCATTATTAAATTGCCTGTTTACTGGACTACCAAAAGTAGCAACACTAAGAATATTATAATTTTCATCAATTAAGCCATAAGCATAAGAAACGTTGGCTAATCTTTTTGCATAATGTTTTTCTAATAACCACTTTTTATATTCATGATTTAAGAGTTTTCTAACTGTGTAATTTTTCATCTTTTTAACCACGTTCGGTCAGCTATTTTTTTATATTTAAAATATCTAATTATTTTTTTTATCATGTAAAACAGTAACCAGACTCGCATGAACTATCTTCAAGTATATCTGGAAAAACTTTTTGTTTTTTCAAAGAAGATAATGGTATTTTTTGATTGGATAGGTATTTACCCTTTTTATTCATCAATGTATCTATTTTTTCAGCTCTCTCAAAATCTTTTGGATTTTCATAACTAAGTTCAATAAATCTAGCTGCTGGTAAATAGGGACAACCTACACAAGCTGATTTGGGAGGCATTGGTAAACCAGATTCTGAAACTATCTTTATACAATCATTTCTTTTTAGTTTTAAATCTACAAGTGGAAATCTATTTATATCCCTTTTAACCATTGGTTGTTTTACTCTATAAAATTCGTCATAGTGAATACCTAATTGAGCTATTCTGGGTATTGATCCATATTTAGCCACTAAAAACTGATTTATCGGTGTTATTTTAAATTGATTTGTACATTGTCTAGTGGCTATACCTTTATCTTTAGAATGGTATGGAATAGGAATAAATTTATTTTCTTTTAAATTATTAAATAGCAATTGTTCTAATGAACCTAATTTACTTTGAACAATTTTAAAATTATATCCATGAGATTTAACATATTTTTCTACCTCATACATCTGCTCCATAGTGTCAGTTCTATCCCAGCCAGTATCAGCAAAAATTATTTCGTCAACCTTATTTTTACTATCTAATGGTTTAATTTCGCCCTTAATATTTAAAATAATTAAAGCTAAGCTCGGTGTGCCACCACCATAAGAAATATATTCAACTTTTTTTATCAAATTTAAAACTCCATGTTTTATTTTCTGAGCAAACAACTGCTATTTTATGTAAACAACCTAAACAGATAAAACCATAATCTTCAAGAAAAATGGCTTCATCTTTAATATTGCTATCCCCAGAAAAATTTTCTTTACACACTAAGCAGCTAAAAAAATTTTCATCTTGAAGCGTGTTATAAATAGGTTTTGAAAATCTAATATTCTTCATTAATCAACGCTCCAGTTTTCATTATTCTGGTTATCGGTTGTTAAATAAAGTTGTGTTATTGCCAGACTGGAATGACCCATAAACGCCTGCAGTTCATTTATTGGAACGCCTTTAGATAAATAATAATGAGCTGCACTATGCCTAAAAGTGTGGCAACCTATCTTCCATTTAATATCTTTGCTCCAATCAAATAATTTAGATTTTCTTACAATATGTTGTCTTACGCCTTGCCTACTAAATGGATACTTAGTGGCTCTAAACTTTAGTTTTGATACTAAACTCTTACTGGGTATCCTGATAGTACGCTCTTTAGAGCCTTTACCTATCAAAGTGATAGTAGGATACCCTTTTTCCTTGTTAATGGTGTGTTTGTGTATGTTAATAGCTTCTGACACCCTTAAACCACAATAAAACATTAGCATTAATATTAACTCCATATTTGGATTATAAGTAACGCCAATAATATCTTTTATCTGGCTATGGGTTAAATAATGATCTACTTTAATTGTCATTCTTTTATATTTCCTTTGCAGTCAACATTACCAGAATGCCATATAACAATTTTTTCATTAATT